CATCTCGACGGAAATCTTCGGAGCCAAGCGCTCTATGAGGAAGTTCGACAAGATGGACTTCCTGCCAGAGAAGGGCGAGTTCTGTGGTGAGATTTACAACACCTGGAGACCAAGTGACCTGAAGCCTGCCGAGGGTGACCCGGCGATCTTCTTGGAACACATGGACTACATGTTTGAAGACGAGCGCGAGAGAAACCTCGTGCTGGACTACATGGCCTGGTGTGTTCAGAACCCCGAGAAGAAGCCCAACTTTGCCATGGTCATTAAAGGCAAGCAAGGCACGGGTAAGTCGTTCATTGGACAGGTGCTTGAGCGCATCTTTGGCCCGCACAATACCGGACGGCCCATGAACGCGTCTATCCAATCGCAGTTCAACGGTTGGGCACGGAATGTCAAGCTGGTCGTTATCGAAGAACTGATGGTCAAGGGTCGTGTAGACCTGATGAACCACCTCAAGCCGATGATTACGGACCCATTGATTGAGATCAATGAGAAATACCAGCCTGCACAGAAGATCACCAACAACTGTGTGATCGTCGCCTTCACCAACCACGACGATGCTCTGCCTATCGAGGACGATGATCGCCGCTATATGATTATCATCTCTGAAGCCTTCCCGAGAGGTGCTGCCTACTACGACCGCCTGTTCACATGGGCCGAGAAGGAAGGTGGCGACGCTATCATTTGGGATTGGCTCAAGAAGCGAGACATCGGGAAGTTCAACGGGAAGGGCCGTGCACCGACCAGTGCATCGAAGGACGAGATGCGAGAGGCGTCCCGGACGGACTACGATGCCAGATGGATGCACCTCTTTCAAAGTGGCTTGCCTCCGTTCCATGGTCAGTATGTCACAGAGCAGGACCTTGTTGACGCCCTGCCCGAAAAGATGCAGATGAGAGGCAGCCGGGCACATGCCCGCAAGTTCCTTAACAATTCAGTTCCTGCCCTCAACACCAAGAAGCAGTCGCACACCAACATAGGACGTGTGATCCTCTGGGCTCTTGGCGGACCGGGCAAAGAATACAAGAACCACCCGGCGGCGCTCCGTGCTCTCAAAGAGCGAGAGGACGCACGGCCACCAAAGATGAAAGCCACCATCTACAATCGCGAGATGAGCATAGAGTTCCAGCAGCAGGCTGAGGAAGCTGTCCTTGGGTCGGATTGGGACGACGTGGTCGATGCAAACGATACATCTGCCGCTGTTGTGCGTCTACCTGATCGGCACCGAAGCCGCACAGACCGGACTGACGAAGCGATTGAAGACTTGATAAAGCGAGACGCCGACCCACTTGCGTGAGTATACGAGACGGGCGTCTCGTAAAGAATACCAGGGACCTCCATGTGTCCGCAAACCCTGAGAGCTATCTCCCTGGTTTGGCCCCGGCGGTAGAAATACCCCGGGGCCTTCTTTTCTCACAGAACCTACGGTTTTGTGGGCTTGCCGCCGGTTATCACACGGAAGCGACCCGTCTTGGTTCCACCAATGTAGAGTTGCTCGGCAGAGATGCGAAAGCATCCAGACGCCTCCTTACGCCAGTGGTCAGCCTTCTCGCGGTCGCCGTCCTGTTCAGACAGTGCCGCCATCTGCAGGCATTTAAAAGCCACGTTGCGTGCGCCCATTCCTTGCTTGAGGGTCATGACCCGCTCCTTCTCCAAAAGTCTCGCTCACCTTCACAGCGCCAGAGGGTGCGCATATACGGTGAATGGTAAATCGGGACCTGTGTCAGGCAGATGCCATCGCTATTGCGATTGACACAGGTATAGGTTGGTGGCGGCTGATAGAGCGCCTCAGTGATGGCTTCGCAGAGCCCACTCTCGATCAGTTGCTTCTGCCGGCGGTTCTCCTTAATAGAGGCTACAACCAGGACTATAACCAGCAGAATAGCCCCGGCGCCGACCATCAGATGAATGTTCTCCCGTCTCATTTCGCTTCCTCCAACATGCCGTGCTTGCGGAGGCACTCCAAGGCGTAGCCGATTGGACAGTTGTTCCGTGTCCAGCCGTCTATGGCATAGACCTGGTCTTGACGGTGCCTCATCATATTGATGTCGGCCTCGGTCGGGTGATCGTTTTTAGACAGGTCCCAAATCACGTTCTCCGGCCCGTCGTCGAAGTGATACATGAGCCCATTGCGGGTCAGCATGTCAATGTAGGCCTTGGCATCATCCATTGAGATGATGTCCTGGTGATGGAGAAGGACATAGTCCAGTGCGGGAAGGTGGTTGATGAGAGACATCACTGTCCCTCCGTTGCAGGTGCCGTCGGAACGGGATCAACCATCTGGATGCGACCGCCCATGGATTTATGCCAGGCCACTTCATCTTCAGTGGCGGGACGGAAGGACATGACGTTTCCACGGCCTGCGTCCAGTTCGGCTTCTCGTCGGGCAGCGGACTTGTCCAGGGACACATAGATACCACCCGATCCGCCATAGAGGCTGGCCAGGTAATGGTGAGGAACCGTCGGCTCGGGTTCCTTGGTCGACCTGGCCGTCTTGGCGAGTTCCACCAGGCAGTGATATTCGTGGGTCATGAAGTTGAACGCCGGCGTGTATCCAACCTTGCCGAGGGCGAAGACCATCGTCTCTGCCTCGTCGGGTTCATAGAACTCGTGGTCTTTGAGGATAGCACCCCAGATAGCCTGCATGACGTTCAAGTGGGCGTGGAACTCCTTGACATGGATTGGAGCCCGTTCGGTTGTGGTAGGCATGATGTTTCTCCGTTGTTACTGTAAATAGAATATCGCGTTAGAGTAGAGAAGTAAACTAGTGATCGTCGACCAAGACTACTGTTGGAAGTGCTACTGGAAGTGCTCCTGCACATGCTGTGAACCATCGCGACGGCCGGTGGAAATAGCCCGGGGTCCTATGCCTTTATAGGGCTCTGCCCTATGAACCTGGTCGCGGTGGTCGAGCTTCCGCTCTGATCGCGTCATAGCGGTGTCAAACACTAGGCTGACAACCTTACTGCGGACTAGAGCGCACAGGAGTGAGGCGGCAGAGGCTGTTCAAAGAGGTGAGGCCCACTGATTAAGCTCCTAGCGACTGCGCCAGCGACTGTGCGCAGTCGACGCTTAAGTGCATGATATTAAAAGCGAATGAGGCTCTTTGCGCTTTGACTGCGTGCTTCGAAAACCTTTTTTACGTAACGTATATAGTGGATAGGTATACCCTTTATATCCTTGCATACATTATTTTTCTTAGAAAGTCATAGTCAAAAGTCAAAAGGATACCTAAGTGCTTAAAAACAAACGCTTTCAATGCGACTACGCGTTGACTACCCCACGAGTTTTGACTACGCCGCTAATAGTCGGACTGCTGTAAGTAGGATAAGTGTCATCCTACAAAGGAGAACCAAGCGCGGAAGCGCTCGGTTCTCTTGGTCGCCTTCCCAACAGCTCCAGTCCTCACGCCGAGGGCAGAGCGAGTGCACCCTGCGATACGCCCCGGCCAAGCGACACGTTCTTTCCATCGCGCGCGCCTGCTTGAGCGGCTGCTTGGTTCTTCACCTGAGTTCCTTTCGTCTTGTCCTCGGTGAGGCCGGGAGCGATTGTCTCCAGGAAGGCAGCGACGACCTGAGCCTTCTCAAGGAGCACCAGGTCAGTTCCACTGGACGAGGTTTCTTCGCGGACCTCTTGAAGCGATCGGGTCAAGGCGTTGAGCTTGGCATTCACTGCGGCGCCAAACCCGACAAGGTAGGAGTTTCGTTCCTTTGTTTCAGAAATACCCCGGGCCCCTGCTTTGGCTTCATCGAGGATATGGCTGAACAACCAGGCAGCTTGGTCGACGTCGCTCCTGTATCCAGCGAAGTGCACCAGCTTGCGATCGGAGCGCTTGCCAGATGGTGTGGGCAAGACGTTATACCAGCACTGCGTGCCCGTAAGCTCCTCGATGGCATTCATGATGAATGGGCACACGATCCAGTCGAAGCGCGTGATCTGAGTATCGGACTGGAACATATCCGGGTCCTTGGCGCGCACCTCTTCCTCTGTGAGGCCGAGGTTGTGCATCATCTGAGCGGCTTTCTTCTGGAAGGCCTTCACTTCAGCATCGGTGCGCCCTTCAGTCTCGAGCAGGCCAGCGATGATCTTCTTCAGGTCGTCAAGGTTGCGGGTCATTGGTTTTCTCCTTCAAAGTCAGGTGCCAAGTCTTCGAGCAATTCCTGCTCATTCCAGGCGATTTCCGTTGCAACTGCCTGCACGGTGCAGGTCCAGTCAAGATCGGGGTGGCGTTCCAGCTTATCGCGGACCATGCCCACGACTTCGCGTCTACTCGGTTTCAGTGCCATCAGGGCCTCCAGTTCTAGGGCTGCGCCCCATAAGTCTTGTGGAACTCCATCACGCTTTCCTCGAGTGTAGGCATTTGATTGCCTCGGACGAGGTGACAGGCATGGAGCGGAAAGAAGGTTAGTCGAACGCCATTGAGTATGAGCAGGAATAGCAACCCACAGACGAATATATTCGCGGCTTTGGTCATGCAGTTACTCCTTGTGGTTTCCGTTATCCCCCGGGGCTGCACCGAAGTCCGGCAGCAGCTCGGCGAGTGTTCGAGCCCGCTTGCTCGGTCGGCGCACCGGACGAACCTGAACGACGATCTTCATGAGTGGCTCAACAGTCTGGTGGAGGTAGTAGTCCAGCACCGTGACTTCTTTGACCGGTAGCTCCTCGCCTTCATGGCCTTCAGGAGGCTCGCATACTTTCGATGAAGTGACAACCCGGAGGGTCTCGAAGTCCACGCCGAATAGATCGGGCTCATCAGGGTCGTTGTAGAACTCCTTGATTTCGTCCCACATATCCCGGGCCAGGGCCTCGATCAGTTCTTCGGAATACTCGAGGGCAACGAATGCGCACTGAGGCGAGGACATGACCTCGAGGTTGATGAAGTTGCGCCAGTCGTCTTCCTCGGCATAGACGTCTTCGCAGGTGGAGCCACCATAGAGGTAGACATAGGGTGTATAGGTCATTGGATTTTGTCCTCAGGTTTACGGAGTTCATGCCAGCGGGCATGATCGCCCTCGACACCAGACCACCAAGCCAGTTCGCCACGGCAGGTCAAGAGCAGGTAGGAACCATCGCTCATGCACCAGGCGCCATAGACGCCACTGCCTTCAGGCTCGCCAAGGGTCTCGGTGAGATAGTCAGCGGGAATGTATTTGTGGGTGACATGCCCTTTGTGGTCAAAGGCATCGATTATACCGCCATTGGCCATAGTGGAGGCCATACGATCAGGCTCCTTGTTGTAAGTAGCCCGGCACCAGGCGGTGATATATTGGGCTGCGATTTGAGCATAGGGCATGTGGTGTTCTCCTGTTCGTCTGTTGTTATGAATAGAATATCGTATGATGCGAACGATGCGAACCTCTATTCCGCAGTTCTGTTCCATTGCTGTGATCGTTGGACACATTAAGCAAACCAGCCGATTTTCTGCGCCGCCCAACATTGCAGGACCTTCCTAGCATTACGCTACCAGCAGCTAGCCAGTGAGGGCACCAACGACGGCGCCGGCATGATGGCGTGCTGGCTACGCAGTGGTTCAAGCAATGTTGGTTTACTAGGCATCTCTCCCATTAGCGCTGGCGCCTTCAAGATAGAATAAGTGGGGGCGGACTGGCTACCGCCCGCCCGTCACTTTATCTCCAGCCCAGCGCGGTCGCTCCGCCACTGCGCAGGTATTCATTGCCCCATGCCGTGCCAATCACGATGGACTTGGGCTTCTCTTCAGTCAAAGCCCGGTCGGCGGCCCAGGCCTCGTGGTCAGGGTCGTCTTCAGCAGGCTCGGGACCGAACTCGTCTTCCCAATCGGCCATCGGATCGATCAGCACCACGTTGGTGATCTGCGTCTCCATTGGCCAGTTCGGCTGGTAGGCGACGACAATCTCCGGGTCGTTCTCCAGAGGATCGCCAGGCTCCCAATCGGGGTTGATTTCTCGTGCTTGGTCGACGAGGGTTTCAATCAGTTCAGCAAGGGTCATTGGAACATACTCCATATCCAATACAGTTTCAGGGCCAGCAAGCCAAAGCCGGCAGCCAGGGCAATGTAGTCCCAGCCTTTCCAGGGCTTGCCATAGATTTTGTTTGCCAGCGGGGCAGTATTCCACTTGCCCCAAGCCTCCTGCGCACGCAGGCGGGCCTTCATTTGTTCTCGGGTCTCAGTCATGGCCTATCCTTTCGTGGAGTGCAGGCTTAAAGGTGGTCCCTTAAGGCTGCACTCCGGGGTGCAGAAACACCCCGGAGGGCCCTGGCGTCATGCCAGGGGATCGGTGTCAGCCATCTCCTTTGCAGGTTCGGCCTCCTTGGGTTCTTCGACTGCGGGCGCCTCAGCCTTGACAGCTTTCTTGCGAGGACGCACAGGCATCTTCACGTTGGGGTCCGAGTTCAGCTTGGTGTTATACCAGCGCAGGCACTTGACCGTGGTGTTGGCTTCGGGGAACTCCTCGAGGACACGCTCCAGGACATAGTCGTAGGGATACCCGATCGGCTTGTTGTCCTCGGTGTGAGCGACCTCGATCAGGAGGGCCTCGGCAACCTCGCGGATGGTCTTGTTGCCCCGGGCTGCCTTCATGGCCGCGGCCACCTTCTCGACCAGCAGGTCCTTGCGACCGTTCCACTTGCCGATGGGCTCGACGCCGGCGATTTCGTCATGCTGGGCAACCAGCTGCTTGATGGTCAGTTCATTGAGGGTAGACATGGTAGTTCTCCTTGGTTGGTGCGACTGTGTGTCGCTGTTGATAGATATAGAATGTCGTGTCTTTCATCACTTGTAAAGTAGAAAACCGCGGGTCATTCAATGTTTGTTGCAGGCACCCGCGGTATTCTGTTTCAGCCCTTCAATTTGGCCCGGGCGCTCTCTGCTGCCCGCACGTCGAAGGGTGCATCCTCGTCCTCAGTGAAGGACCCGTCGTGGAACTCCACCAGCAGAAGCAGGGTGTTCCGTTCCTGTTGGGTCAGAGCAACGATGCCCGACAGAGACTGAAGGGCGTGGTTTACCCGGCGGAGGCGCCCGGTCCAGTGGTCCAGTTCCTCCATTTTCTGCCCGTAGGACAGACTGTTGTCCGTGGTGTAGGTGTGCAGGGCATCAGTGACCTGCTCGAGTTCCTCCATGAGGATTTCTTTAATTGGGTGGGTCATGGTTTTCTCCTTTGAGGGCAAGAGCGCCCAGGAAGACTGTTGGTCGGTGTGACCAACAGCCCAGCCAAGTAGCTCTCAGTTGACGAAGGACAGGACTTCTGCCCAGTCGTCAGTTTCAAGGGCGGTGGCATCTTCGGTGAGGCACCCTTCTTCGTCCAGCCTGCAGACAATGAACCTGCACCCGTCGAAGTCTTCACGTTCGCGAGGGTCGGGCCAATCAATCCAGGTGAGGAACCGACCCTTGCGGAAGGATGGGCACGTGTCGTTGTGCCAACTGGTGTCAATGAACCCAGACAAATCCGGGAGGGCATCGATGGGGTAGTCCGGAAACTGGTTCCGGACAGTTAGGGGCTCAAGTTGGGGCATCAGTGACGGACCTCCATTTGGCAGATGTCAACATCGAAGGTATCGCCCAAGCCGGAAGTATCCGACTTGACAAGGGCTTCGACAACTTCGTCGGCTTTGGACTGGGCGCCTGTGCGGGAGGACCACACCGAGTGGTGTTTGGTCCGCCCGAAATCAGCCCCATCCGTGATTGTGAGGATGTAGACGTGGGTCACAGATTAGCCCTCCTGGCTGAGGGGCACTTCGATGCGATGGCAGAACCCTGCCTCTGCAGTGCCTGCGGCGACTTCACGGGTGATCGCATTCTGACACCCAGACTCAGTCTTGTAGACCTTCTGGTAGTCGGGTTCACCTGCGACGGTCAGGATGAGGGCAAAGATGATTTCCATGGGTTTTCTCCTTTTCATGGAAGTGGGTCACAGATGGGCACCCACACGGATGCCCACTGTGTGACACACCTCAGAGGTCGAGGGCGAGTTGAACCTCACGGGTCCGCTTGGGTTCCCTCTTTTCGAGAAGACCCGCCTTTCTCATATCCCGGGCGATACTCGCGACGGACTTGTCGGTCGTGCGGGCATCAGGGAAGTGGGTTCTTGCCCTGTTGGCAATTTCTTTGTAGGACAGTTCCCCCTCGAGAAGGAGGGTTTTCACGACGTGGGTGCAATTCTTGAAGGTAGTAGACATGGTTGTTCTCCATTTAAGTTGGGTGTGTTGTTTCCAACACGTGGGTGGTATCCGACTGGGTGTGACTGGTGTGTCACACTGGTTAACTGTTTGACTGGTTGTTCGTGTCTCACTGGTTGTTCTCATCTCGTATATTCAGAATACCAGTCTATCATCGTAATGTAAAACGACGTTTTCTCTTTTTTCAAGTTATTTTCGTCTGCATTCAGTGGGGGTAGTGGCTCGCACATACTACATATAGCGCCCCCTGGGCTGTTTTCACGTGACTGTGGATGAAATGAAAGCTAGAGTTCAGCCCTCTAATAGCCTTTCCATGCGGGGGCCCTTGGAACCTGAGCGCTCTGATTGCCTATTCGCCCTGCAAAATATATGAAAAATAGGTTTGAACCCAAAACTCCTCCCAGTCTCGCAACCGAACAGACAATGCTGGTATACGCTGGTGCTGTAAGATGGCTATATGGTGACGAGGTAACCCAAAGCCTTCCCGAGGAGCTGATATGGCAATGCACCGACCATCCCGTAATGTGGCGAAGCCCAACCACAACCAGAAACGCAGTAAGGAAATGCTTGAACGCTGCGTTGCGGAGATGGCAGATTGCGCCAACGTCTCTGAAACCGCCCGTCGGTGTGGCATCACGCCATGGTTGATGTATTACTGGAAGCGTCGCAGCGAGGACGGGTATCCGGGATACTCCATCGACATGGGAGGGCTCGACGACGATGGAAATCCTTTGGTCGCAGAGTTTCATGAGGCTTGGGATGCTGCTCTGGAGATTGGCAACGATTATCTGGAGAAAGAGGCTCAGCGCCGGGCGGTTGAGGGGTATGAGGAGCCGGTTGTCCATAAAGGCATTCAAGCATTCGTGCGCGATGCCCAAACTGGCGAGTTGGAACTCGACGAAAATGGGAAACCGATACCCCTCACCATTCGGCGCTACAGTGATCGGATGCTGGAAATCCTGCTCAAAGCTCGCCGGCCGGAGAAGTTCCGTGAGAATATGAAGATCGAGGCCCACGTCACTGGCGGCGTCTTGGCCATTCCCCAGTCCGACCAAGCGAACCTCAGCGCGGAAGATTGGGCAGCGCGGTTCAAGGCGAACGAGGATGGCAAGACGATCGAAGGCACTGCTGTCTATCCTCACGAGATGCCCGCTGACGAGGTTGACCCGGAAACTGGCTTGGAGCGTCGCACCGGCAGCACCAGTGTGCGGGCCATCATGGAACGCAAGATGGTTGAACAGGCGATGGCTCAGGACCCTGATCTTGAGGCCAAGCAGGCGGCGTTCATGAAGTGGTATATGGAACAGGGCAAGTCGCCCGAGGGCCAACCGCTGATGCAGTCTGGGCCTCGTGGCAAGGAGTTCAACGTTCGCCCTGGCTTGACGCCGCAAGAACTGAAAGCACTCGAGGAGAGCGACATTGACCCACTCGCCTGAGGACGACGAACAGCAGACCGACGGCCTGACGGTGCGCACTGACCTTAAGGATGGCAAGGTGGTGGCACTCGAAAGCTATCGACCCGTGCCCGGCTGCGATGGAGACACCAAGGAAGACTTGGTGGCTTATGCTCTGCGCGAGCTGGAGCCATTCTTGGAGCTTGCCCGCGAGGGTAAAATCAGAGCGTTGGTCGTTGCAGCAGAGTTGACTGACGAACGGGCCAGCATCACCTACCCTGTCGGCCAGTGGGAACCAGGGCTTATCGCCGCAACAGAGTTGGTGCGACTGCGCCTGCTCAATCAGGGGTAATTGATGAGCGCTCACGCTGGAAACGCAGACGCCCTTAAAGTTGGTGCTTCGCGCATTGAATGGCGCAAGACCGACGATGGCCTCACTGCGTTTGTCATCAAGCCTAATGGGCGGCAAGAGCGCGTGGTGTGGGCTCCGCAGCCCGGGTCACAGGAAGCGTTTCTCAGTTGCCCCATTACAGAGGTGCTCTACGAGGGCACGCGTGGCCCGGGTAAGACGGACGCGCTCATCATGGATTTTTGCCAGGATGTCGGCAAGGGGTTCGGCGAAGAATGGCGCGGGATTATCTTCCGCAAAAGCTATCCTGACCTGCAGGATATTATCGAGAAGTCGAGGAAATGGATACCAAGAATTTGGCCGGGGGCCAAATACAACGAGACCAAGTCCTTCTGGGAATGGCCCTCGGGGGAGAAGCTCTACTTCCGTCAGTTCGCCAAACCGGCGGACTACTGGAAGTATCACGGCCACGCCTACCCGTTCATCGGATGGGAAGAACTGACAACTTGGCCGGACGACAAGTGCTTCAAGTCCATGTTTTCGTGCCTCCGCTCGACCAAAGTGGGGATGCCTCGCAAGGTGCGGGCGACGACTAACCCTTACGGGGTTGGACACAACTGGGTGAAGGCACGCTATCGTCTGCCCGTTGCGAAAGGGCAGATCATTGGCACAATCATCACTGATGCACGCGACGACAGCGGAGAGCTTGAAGCTCCACGGGTTGCCATTCACGGCTTCCTTGACGAGAACCGGGTCCTGCTCACTGCCGACCCAGACTATAAGCGCAATATCCGCACTGCTGCTCGCAACCCTGCTGAATTGGCCGCATGGCTCGATGGTTCGTGGGACATCATCGCTGGCGGCATGTTCGATGACATCTGGTTCATGGGCAAGGACTACATCGTGCTTGAGCCCTTTGAAATCCCGGCCAGCTGGCGGGTCGACCGCAGCTTTGACTGGGGTTCCAATGCACCGTTCTCCGTTGGCTGGTGGGCCGAGAGCGATGGCTCCGATTACACGGATGCCTTCGGTCACCGACGCTCAACAGTTCGTGGAGACCTATTCCGCATTGCTGAGTGGTATGGGTGGACCGGCAAGCCCAATGAAGGCTCGCGTCTGCTGGCATGGGAAATTGCCAAGGGGATTGTCGAGTTCGAGCTGGAGATGGGATGGCGCCAACGACAAAACCGTCGCTGGAGCCGTGTAAAGCCAGGACCCGCTGACAACGCCATCTTCGACGACGAGATGGGCCGTAAGAAGGACGATCCAAGCGCCAAGTCAAAGGCTACTGACATGGCTCAGCCAGTCCGGGTCGAAGGTCAGCTCTACCAAGGCGTCTCATGGGAATACTCCGATAAGTCTCCGGGCTCGCGCAAGCAAGGCTGGGAGCAGATGCGTGCAATGATGAAAGCAGCCATCCCGCCTGAGAAGCGCGATCCTCCAGAGGAGGGCTTGCGTGAAAAGCCGGGGCTGTTTGTGTTCAACACTTGTGAGCAGTTCATGCGGACTGTGCCAGCACTTCCGCGCGATGAAGACGATATGGACGATGTGGATACGGATGCAGAGGATCACATTGGTGACGAATGCAGGTATCGTGTCCGTCACAAGCGGCGTAGTGTAAGGTCCGGAAGCACTACTGGTCATCATTAAGGGAGCCCCTGAATGTCAGTCGATGAAAAACATCCCAAGTATGATCTGTATGTCGAAGACTGGCAGCAGATGAGCGACACCTATGCCGGTGAGCGCACAGTGAAGGACGCACGGGAAACCTATCTGTTCCCGACGGCCAACATGGTGGCTGATGGCATGACCAATCAGAACCAGCCCGGTTGGAAAGCCTACGAGGCCTATCGGAAGCGGGCTGTCTATCATGACTTTGTGAAGGACGCCATCAACATGATGGTGGACATCATGAACCGCAAGCCCGCACAAATCAAGCTGCCTGCGAAGATGGAACCGCTGCGGGACAAGATCACCGCCGAGGGTCATTCCCTGAAGGCACTGCTGCGGGAAATCAACTTCCACCAGCTTCTTCATTCTCGCTTCGGTCTACTGGTCGACGTGCGCAGTGGAGAAGGACCGACCGCGCTTCCCTACATTGCGACCTACGAAGCTCCGAACATCATCAACTGGGACATGGGCAAGCGCGAGGACAACAAATCCGACCTCGACTTCCTGGTGCTGGAAGAAACTGAAGTCGAGCGCCAGGGCTTCAAGTGGGAAGAACAGGACAAGTTCCGTGTCCTCCTCTCGCCGACCTCCGAAATGGTTGGATTGCTCGATCCCAAGCAAGCGCAGGGTGGACGTGCCGATCGCTTCTGGGCCGTTCCGGTTCGGGGCAAAGGCGGACTGATGGCTGGTGCTGCAGCAATCCAACCGACCATTGCAGGTCGTGGCTTGCCCTACATTCCGTTCACCTTCATCAACGCCGGCGACTTGGAGAGCGACCCTGAGGCTCCGGTGCTCATCGGCCTGTCAAACCTGACCCTGGCGATCTATCGTGGTGAGGCTGACTATCGCCAAACCCTGTTCATGCAAGGCCAAGACACCCTGGTTATCATCGGCTCCGTCATTGACGAAGACGAGGACGACCTCAAGGTGGGCTCGGGCGCTCGCATCGAGGTCCCTCTCGGTGGCGATGCCAAGTATATTGGTGTGAGCGCTGATGGTTTGCAAGAGCAGCGTGAGGCACTCAAAGCCGACAAGGAACAGGCTGCCGAGCGCGGTGCTCGCCTTCTGGACTTCGGTGACACGGCCCGACAGTCTGGCGATGCTCTCCGCATCCGAGTTGCTGCCAGGACGACCACATTGCGCACCCTCGCCATCACAGGCGCTGAGGGGCTGCAGCGTTCGCTCCGCCAAATCGCCGAGTTCATTGGTGCCAATCCGAAAGAGGTTGAGGTCGAACCCAACTTGGACTTCACCGACGACGCCTTCACTGGTCAGGACATTCTGGAATACATGCAGGCGAAGGCAATGGGCGCTCCGCTCTCGCTGAAGACCATCCACAACAACTTCCGCAAGAAGGAACTGACCGACAAGACCTTCGAAGAAGAGATGGACGAAATCGATGGCGAGCGCGAG